CGGTGTGGGTGGGTAGCGGCTCGAGCCCGGCGTAGACGACCAGGCCCTCCCCGGAGATGTGCCGCACCCGGACCTGGAGACCCGCGAACTCTCCGCCGATCTCCAGGTCATGGAACGCGGTCAGCCGCTGGAACCCCACGTCAGGACCAGGTCGGGACGGCACCATCGGCCAACACCCAGGGGATCTTGCAGGTGACCGCGCCGCCTTCCGCGCGCGTGACCTGGTAGTCGGTCGCGTACATTTCCGCGTTGAGGCTGACACCACCGAACGTGATCCCGACGCTCCGAGCCACCGACGTCGACGAGACCGTCTTGGCCACGTCGTGCAGCTTCGTCGCGGTCGGGTTGAAGAACCCGGAGGTGTCCAGGGCATAGTCCGCGAGCAGCAGCAGCCGTTCGTTCGCCGACTTGTCCAAACCAGTGACGTCCTGCACTGCGCGGGGTGTGGAGATCCCGAAGTTCCCCAGGTCGTTGCGCACATCCCTTGGCGTACCACCAGAGTCGTCGATGTTGAACGTCGTCAACCCGAGCCCGTTGATCTTCGCCATGCCAGATCACCCTTCCTCGTACTTGGTTTGCAGCGTGCTGACCGTTTCCCACAGGTGCTCCGCGAAGTCCTCCGGCCGCATGTGGGTGATCTCCGTGCCCAGGTCCGCACGCCAGTCACCGCGGTACACCCGCAGCCTGGGCGGCCGGTCGCGGGGAACGACGTGTTGGAACCCTCTGCGCCTCGACCGCAGACACCGCTGCTCCGGCGGGAAGTAGAACCCCACGAACCCGGGGGTCCGTATCGCCGGTGCTTCGACCCACCGGTATCTGCCCGCCCGCAAGTCCGCCCGGATGTCGTCCAGGTCGGGGCGGGCGGGGTTGAATTCGAGGTCGAACCCGTCCGCGTAGTGCGGGCAGTCCCCGTATGGGGCGGCGGTCGCACAGTCGACCACCCGCCAGTGGGTGGCCACCGGACGGTCCACTTCGAACGTGCGGCGCAGTTCCGGCGGTAGCGCCGGCGAGTAGGCGTTCATCAGAGCGCCACCGTCGTGTCGTTCACGACGACCGCGACACTGAACGTGCACGTGGTGAACGTCCCCGTGGTGACCACCCGGACCCACCGTTTGATCTGCAACGTCCGCCCGGTGGACAGCATCTGCCCACCGGGCGCGGCGGTGACAGCGGTGAACGCGCCGCCGGTGACGTCCGCGTACGGGTCGCCTACCGCGTCGTCGTCGGAGTGTTGGAGTTTCACGGTGATGTTCGTGCCGGTGAACGCGTGGATGTGCAGGTATGCCTGCAACCCGACCGCGAGGAGCGGCGCGGCGCCATGGTCGACCCCAGCCCCGTTGGTGGCGGCGGTGTCGACCCGCTTCGCGGGGGTCGCCAACACCCCCCAGTCCGACCAGGACGCGTTGGTTTGCTCCTCTACCCCGAAGATCACTTGGCCCTTGTCGTCCCGGGTCGGGTCGTAGCTGATTTCCTTGGTGACCAGGTTCACCGCCGGCGCGGCCAGGGTTTCCCGGTGCATGAGGGTGACGACCGCGTCCGTGTAGGGCAGTGCCGACAGCGCCAGGTACCCGGTGGACAGTGGGTCGAAGTGGCTGTTCCATTTGAACGTTCCGCTGCGTTGGCCGGTGATTCTCTCGTTGGCGAGTTTCCGCAGTCCGGTGACGTCCAGCATCTGCATGGGGCTGGTGACGTCCCAGTTGCGTGCCTCGCCGGACACGTCGATGCCGTTGATGTACAGGGCGTTTCCGAGACCGGACTCTTTGGACATCGCCTACCCCTCCTTGGTCGCGGTGAGCACCGCGTGCCGCACGAAACAGTCCTTCGCTTCCAACAGCTTCCGCAGCCCAGCCGTCAACTCGGGGCCGTCGGTCGGGAAGTGCTCCACCATCGACTCGGCGACGTCCCGGAACTGGGCGGAGATCTCCGCCAGGTGCGGCGGGAGGTGCCCTGTGGCGAACAGCGGCTCGAAATGCCGCACACCCGGGTGCCTGTCAGCGAACGCGGTCACAGCGGTACTCCTAGTCGTGTTGGGTGAACGCCGCCGCGACGATCACCGGTAGGTAGATGGACATGGCGCGCATGAGTTTGTTGTCCTGCCTGATGTACCCGGACCGCACATACAGGCCCTCACCGTAGGAACCCAGAAGGTCAATTTCCGTGACCACACCGTCTAGGGTGAAATCCTGGTGGTAGGCAACGAAAAGGTCGTTCACAACCCGGGTCATGTCCGGGTCGATAGAGTCTTGAGGTTCCCGTAACATGTTGTCGTACAAGCGAAGCACGAACTGGACCCGCACCGCCGACTCGGCCAAACCGGAAAACGTGGGGACCAGGTCGATCTGGTTCACCCACACCGCGCCCGTCAACCCGCCAGCTACCGCAGCTTTCGGCTCGTGGGTCACCACCGACTCGAACGGCCCCAACGCGGCGGCGTGTGAGGTGATCGCGTCCAGGATCGCCACGATGTCGAACCCGTCATCCGGCAGGTCGGCGGGCACGGTCACCTGGATCGCGCCCGCCCGGTACCCGACCGCGCTGTCCGCGTCCGTGCACGACACCAACACCGGGTACAGCCCGGACGCGGCGTAGGTGTGGGTGGTGGTCACGGTCGGCCAGTTGACCGCCGACACCGACGACCCGTCGCCCCAGTCGAACCGGATGGTCGACCCGACCAGGGTGTCCACATCGGTGACGTGCGCGGTCGCGGTGACCGTCCCGTCGACGTCCACCAGGTCCACGCCGGTCACGACCGGTGCGGTGTTCCCGCCGATCCCGATGCTGTAGGAGATGTCCGCGCCGTAGAAGGCGTTGTTGTTGTTGCCGGCGGTGGGGAAGACTCCGGCGCCGACGTGGAAGCGGCCGTTGCGGCCACCGGTGGCGTTGCCGGCGGCAAGCGCGGTGACCGCGCCGTCGGCTGAGGTGACGTTGCCGTCCAGGGCGTGGGCAGCGGCGCCTTCGTTACCGCCGGTGCCGTACGACACGACCAGGTGTGACCCGGCGGTACGCGTCAACGGCACGGTGAGGGCGAACACCGTCCACCCGGTGGGGAGGTCGGTGGGCAGGCTGACCGTGGCCAGCACACCAGCGCCGGTGGTCCAGATCGTCGCTGTACGCCCGGCCAGGTTGATCTCGGACGCGTCCGCCCAGATCCGCACACCCGTGATGGTGATGTCGACGTTGACCAGGTATTCGGTCCCGAGTTCGTAGGCGGTCGCGTCGACGTCGGCGACCGGGTCCGGCCCGTTCCAGCCCACAGCCATGAGACTCAGCCCTCCCCGTTCAACCGTCGGGTGAGGCGCGCCACCACCGGGATCAGGACCTGGTCTATCTGGCCCTCAACCTGCTGGGTCGCCCGCCGGGCCGACGCGTAGCCCTTGAACCGGGTGGTTTCGTTGCGGGAGCCGGTGCCCTCGAGCCACGGGCCGTAGATGATGCCCCGGTCCCACACGATGTCCAGGTCAGCCGTGACCAGTTCGCTGACCAGCTGCGTCTCGTAGTAGGGGGTGGGGTTGCGGATGGAGGCGTCGAGGAAGGTGTGCCAGTTCGCGAGCGCCTGCGCGCCGACCTCTTGGACAGCTTCGGTGCAGAAGTCGTCCACGGCTGGCTGCCACTGGCCGTCGAACAGGGGCCCGGTAGCCTCGATCTCGATGCTGTACATGGTCACACCGTCCGGAACCGGGCGAGACGGCCGAACGTTTCGAGCGCGCGGGCTTCCAGGATGTGGAGCCGGTCGCCGAGTTTCGCGGTGGCGCTTTCCGCGCCGGCGACCCGCGCGTACCCGGCGGCTTCATCCTGGACGCTGACCATGATGTAGGCGCGGGCCAGTTGGGACAGCAGTCCTCGAGGGACCCATTTCGTGATGGGGGTGGCGGTGGTGTGGGTGGCGGCGGTGGTCCCCCCCGCTGCTCGTTGAACCGTCAACAAGCGGGGGGCGTAGACCACAGTGTTGTTCGAGTGCGTCGCCAGCACGGACCCGTCGTACGCGCGCCGCACCACCAGCGTGTTCCCGGTGACGTCGTCGACCATCATCCGCTCAGACCCCAACGTCACCACCTCACCCACGTTCACCAGAGCGCCCGACACCACCGGCACACTGGTGTTCGCGGCGCTGGCCGTGAGCGCCCCCACCAGCGTGGTTCCCGTCGACGTCGACGCCCGGTCGGTCACCGTCATCCGCTCGTCGTCCACCCGGATCAGCTGACCCACACCGATCACCGCCGCGTTCGTGACGGTGACCGTGGTCGCGGTGGTCGTGACCACCGCGGCGGCCAACGCACCCGCGGTGCCCGTGTCGTCCCGGTCGCCCCACAGCGCGGTGAACGACACCGCACGCTGCGGGGTCGCCCCGCCGCTGAACGCCGAGATGGACGACCGGTCCAGCTCCACCCGCGTGAACGGCGGCCCCCAATCCGGGCGCAGCAACACGTTCTGGGTGGGGATGGTGACACCACCCGAGGATGTCGCGCTGACCAGGGAGATCATCGTGTTCTGGTTCAACCAGATCCGCCATGGCACCGTCCCACGGCCCTGCTCATCCGGCCAGTCGAACGTCCTGGTATCCAGGACCGGAGCGAACGTCCGCTTCAACAGCCCCTCAACCGAATCGGTCGCCCCAGCGTTCAACCGGTCAACCTGCGCGTTCGCGCGCGCGGTCTCACGGATATCCAGGGAGGTTTTCACCTCCTCCCTGGTGGTCAGGAAGTAGCTCATGCGCCGGTCCCCTCGCCTTGCTTTCTGGCCTAGGA